TCAAAGGTTGAGTTCATAATTAAGGAACGTACGGATAATAACCAATATTAAGGGCTTGTCCGGGGAAATAGACGAATCCAGAAGACCCCGCTAACCTACTAAATTCCCACTCCGATTCTTCCACCTGGTCGGCTGTTGACATCTGCCCATCACTCGCCGCCGCTGTAATAAACGCCTTTTCATAATCCGCGTCCATCTTAGATTGATATTTCGTCGCTTCGACTAATTTAAAACAAGCCTCTTTCGCTAACTTACAAGCTAATGCTTCGTAGAATTTCGCACTATACGTCGTCGGGTCGTCGTTATCAAAGACGTACTTCATCATCAACCCACTCGTATCGGACAGTAGGCAAAGTCCATTAGCAGGAATATTTTCAAACTGTAAATACGCGTAAGGAAAATTTATTTTATAAATCTTTAAGAAATTTGCAGGCAGGTCATAACAAACTGTTATGTTGTCCCCAAAGGTGAGTAAAGGAACCGCAAGAGTGGTAAGCTGTAAAGTTTGTATACAGAAAGACCACGGACATTCTTCAATAAGAAATCTTCTACACTGGTCATAAATCGCCGACATAACCACATCGGAAGTCGAACCATCTCCAAAATTAAAAATCTTTCCACCGATTTTGGAAAGGGCATAATTAGCAAGGGCTGTTTTGTTTTGCTGGGCGTTCATACCGTCTCCTTAAAATAAAGGACTATAGAGAGCGGTTAAACCCTCTATAGCCCTTATACTTAATTCGCCGCACAGGTACAAGTGCAAGTGCTTGAGCATGAAGCCGCCGCCGTACAATGCCCTAAAGCATGACCAGTTGTTAGACACAATACTGCTCCTGCTGTTCCAGACGACATAGTAATATCGCCAGCAGTAGTTAGGGTACTTGATAACGTAACAGCTCCAGTAACTGCTAAAGTACCGCTTACAGTTGCATTACCAGAACCAGAAATCGAAGTAGCCACTAAAGCAGCAAAACTTCCTGCCACCGGACTAACCCCACCAATTACTGCCCCATCAATCGTTCCTGACGTGATTGCCGCCACAGCTCCCGTAAGCGTGGAAGTCCCAAACGTCGAACCATCAAACGTATAGGTCGTTCCAGACGGGAAATAGAGGTCTGTAGCGGTTCCTATTTGAGTCCCACCTACCCTAACACCAACAGACGCAAAGGCAGGAGTGGCTAAGAAAGCCAGTAGTGCTAAAAATAATAGAATCTTTTTCATACAAGCTCCTTTTTAAGAGGAGGAGTCTTGCGACTCCCCCTCTGCCGATTTTAGTCGATTGTGTACAGCATAATCAACCCGTACACCCCTGCTGACGTTAATGATGCCGCCGCAGTAGTCACAAGAATCTGAGCATCCGTATCGGTTGCTGTCGGTGCCCAAACACCAGACGTTGTAGGATTAGTCCCAATAACATACGGGCCGGTTGTGGCCGAAGCCCATATGGAACTAATCAACGTCGAACCTGCCGCCGCCCATGCGGTTGATGCGCTTGCATAACGGGTCGCACTATCCAAGTCCCCGAGATTAAAAGTCAAGCTCGCCGTGGTTGTGCTGGCGTATGCAATAAATCCCAACACTACTGTACCGGCTTCAAGGGTCGGGAAAAACTTAATCGTGCTTCCCGCGTCTTCACCTGAACCAACACCGATATAATAATCAATCATTACACGAACATTACCCCGAATATACCCAGGGGTCTGCCAATTACTGACACCGCCAGTATAAACGGCGTTCATCATTACCGCTTTAATTCCTGCTGTAGCACTCATATTAAACTCCTTTTAAAAAGGTTAAATTCAACTTTCTCCGTCGGTGTTAGAACGTAGCTTCCGTACAGGCCACTTGAACAATACGAACTTCTTCCAAGCGGGTAGCGTTCATGCACATACGAAGATACACCTGCCAAGCCATGTTTAAATCAACACGCTCGTCCAACCGTCCTTCTATGTCCTTCTGGATGGCCAGTTGCAACGCCCATCTCTGAAACGCGTAACAAAGCCTATGGCTCGATGCATCAGTGAGCAAGCGTTCAGAGCGGATGAAGCTGAATCCAACCCAGGTATTTACTTCACCTTGAACTAACGACTTCACCACATTGTAGTCACTTGAAGTAACTTCTGTGGTGTTTAACAAGTCCTCGACCTGCGCGGAGCCGGTAACAAAGAAACGGTCATCAGCTTCCACTTCGTTCACATCGAGCAACCTCTTGGCTGCCAAAACTTTCGCTTTGGACATACCATTGTTCGGTGTAAACGCATTGTAGGTGATTTGATTCGCGGCGAGAAAGGAAACGCCGGTTCCGCCGGTCTGACCGGTATAAGCCGTCCCACCCATAGCGGCGATAATTAAATCGTCCGTAGTGCGGTTCGCGGCGGCAATCTTCGCTTGCATCATCGTTGACTTGGGGTCAACAATCATCTGCAAAGCGTCCTTCGGGTCTTCCAAAGTGGCCGACACGAAGTAACGAGGGGAAACTGCCCTGCGCCTAAAGTCAGGCAACTGCACAGGGGTCGTGGCGTAACGGGTGACTAACTCCACCATCACGTCTTGATTGTACTGATCATAAAATTTGGTATTACCTACCCAGTTGGTATCAACACGGACGGCACCGCGAAGGCGGGTGTCCATTTGTTGTGCCAATAAATATATAGTGTTGCTGTACTCTTGCACCTGCACTACCGTGGGTGAACCCATTTTAGTCTCCTTTTAAAATTATCTTTTGGGCAGATAATCCGTGAAGGGTCTGCTAACTAAAATGGGGTCTCCTGCGGAGATAATCCCAATATACCTTGAAGGAAGTTAAGGTCAATTCCTATCGTTCAGGGTCTTACGATTGTCCATCCCGATATTCCTTGAGAGTCTTAATTGTTTCCTTCCATAATTCTTTGCCAAGTGCTACTGGTGCGCTCCGCTCCATTTCTAAACGTGAAGCGGTCTGTGCGAAGACTTCGGTGCATTTAATGAAAAGCTCACAAATATCAAAATCTGTCAACGTGCCAATATTCTTATCTTCCTTCATAAATTTATACCTCAAAATTTATACTGTCAACATATTTTTAAAATAATATCTTCTTGTTCTATTTTCATTCATCTCAATAAATCTACAATTATCAATCTCATAATCCTTATTGCTATCAATTCTATCAATGGAAGGTTCTCTTAATAAACAGGCTTTATCTCTCTCCCATAAGTTTAACAAATCCTCTTTAGTAAGAAAAACTTTTATACCTCTTCCTCCATAAAATTTATATTTCTTATCATTTGGATTGCTACATCTATGATTTATGTTTCCCCATAATCTTTGCAATCTCCTGTTTCCATCAAACACATGAAGATGTCTAGATTTATCAAATATATCAAAACCTAGTCTATCCCATTCGCTTAAAGTTCCAGGAGAAATTTTAAGTCTCTTAGATAAATCCGACAATCTACATCCGTACTTTTTTACGAATTTGCTTTTATATAAAACAAGACACGTCTTAATTCTACCCAAACGCGACCTCCGTTAATTCGTGATACTTCTTAACTGTTGCGGCATGGTCTTTATGTTTCTCGTCATAGAACGGATGCTTGTTCCCCGTTTTAATAGCATCACTCATAAACTCATCAAGGGCTTTCTTTGCGCCCTCTTTGGTCTTCGTATCAGCACTTGTGCTTGTGTTCGCCCCTAACTTCCCAATGCTGTCCTCGGATAATAAGGAAGTAAGTTTATGAATGGCCTTTAATTTTACGGGGTCGCCGGAAATTTCTTTCCCAAAATCATCAAGTCCAAGTCGCTTAAAGACATTCTCAATATTTGCTTTATTCGTATCATACTTGTCTGCCCATTCATTACGAAGGGCGGTCTCAACTTCTTTGGCCTTATCCGCACGAGCTTTATCGGCCTGAACCATACCGTTGTGCAAGCCCATAATAATATCCTGCTGTAACTTATCCGCGCGGTCTTGGTCAATATCCAACGCGTGAAGCCTTGTAGCTAAAAACTTCTGTGTACCTTCTGATGATATTCCAGCGTGAAGGTCTTTAAGAGTCGTAAACTTATACTCCTCAACTTTTGCCGGAGCGTGTTTAATAGTGCCAACAAGTTTCTTTGTCTCAATAAAACTTTTTGCTAAGTCGTTGACGTTTTTAAAAGTGGATAGAGCTGGGTCTTTCCTCGCTTCTTCTCCCACCAAGCTAATGTCTCCACTTGCCGCTCTTGCGTTTAATTCAGTGTATGCCTTTGCTAAATCATTTGGTGTGGCAAAATCTTTTGTCGACTCTGCGTATGTGGCTTCAATTCCTTCAATCATTTTGCCTCCCACGGTTGTAATGTAGTCCTATCAACTTTCTTTCCCGTCTTAGCATCAATCACCCAGGGCGATTTTTTCATCACCCGTTGAAAATTGTTTTTAAGAACAGTCGTCCTCATGGGGCTTGGGTCAGTATCACAAATTCCCTCTAACCTTTGAATGTCCGGCCCGTTCCTTCTTACCGCAAGAACCCTTAACTGCTGTCCGTCCTTCGTTAGAATAATATCATTGACTTCTACGCTATTGTCCATTTTGTATCTCCTCCGGCATTGGGTTTATCATATTGTTAATATGCTTTATAACATTCTCTGAACCTACTTCAGTCAAATCTTTGGCGGGAGCGTAAAAAAAGAATCTCCCTTTTAAATCTTCCAATACCAATTTAGCGTCAGAATTTTCAAACACTCGCTGGTATAACAACTCCCGCTCCTGTGGAGTCATTCTGAGAACCTGTTCCAACTGTGGGTTGTTCATCTTTCACCTTTGGTTTTAATTCGTGCGTTGATTCCTTCAAACAACTCATACACTTCCCGTGATACTTCCCGTCATCTTCCTTAACGGCTACCATAAGAATAAAACAGTGGGGACAAAGGAAGGTGCTTTCAAATTTCCCAATGACTTTGATCGGAGCGGGCTTTCGCTTCTGATAGAACTCCATCTCACTCGGTGCGGCGAATATCCTTCGAGGGGTTTCAGACTTGTCATCAATAACATCAAACCCGTCAATAATCTGTTTAACCTTCCCGTCAATGGTCAATCGTGGGCCGTGGACTTTAAGCACTCTATAAATATTTCCTACTACAATATCAATAGGAGCGTCTTTGGCTCTCGGCTCAACTTTAATGCACCGAACTAAATCCTCTCGGCCTATTTGATTATCTTCAACAGGGGGAACGGCGACGGAGGAAGAAAGGGAGACCTCCGCCGCCGCAGATAACCCCGACCGAACCTCCGTCGAGGCATTAGCCGGAGAAGGTGCTACAATAGGTATAACAATAGGTTCATCACTAATTTGAGAAACAGCATCATAAATCTTCCAAATAGGATTCTTAGCAGGAAAAGGAAATTGAATATTCTTCCCAGAATCTAACTTGACATGAATAATTATTATCTCTGCTTTTCCGTCGTGAAGGAAGCTATCAGACTGACCTAATCGAATTTCCATAACTATCAACCTCTTGTAGATGACCTTGCGCCTCTTGATACATCTTAGAATATTTATTTTTAGGAATTATCGTATGGCGATAAAGCGGGATAGGTTTCTTTACGTCCTTACCCTCTCGGTCAAGTGTTCTTAGGAATCCTTTGGTTTGTTTAATTATGTGAGACATAGTCGTCAGGATTCTCCTTCTTGGCTTGTTCTAAATTTGCTTGTCCTTTCGCATAGTCCGTAGGAATTTCAGGAAACCAAAACTTGCAATGAATAGACTTCCGATAATCAATATTGTGAATACGAAGCGTGTCCTTATGATAGTCCCAGAGTCCTTCTTCGTTATCAACGAGGGTCTTACACATCATGCCAACTTGATATTCCAACTCGTCTATTACGTTTCCTTTTTGTCCAGTGGGGTTAGAATCGCTTTCGGTAGGGCCGTATTTATCTTTCCTTAATCTTTTTTGGAAGGTTATAATTTTATTCCATTTGAGGATTTCTGATTCAATATCCTTTCGGAATCCAAGAGGACATTTGAACTCGTCGAAAATCCAACGCCATATCGCCCTCCAAAGAAGTGCTATAGGCATTACCTTGTCCGGCGAAGCGTCGCTGAACAACATTTCATTCGGTGTTTTGTTTTTATGAGACATAACTATTGTTTCATTGCCGCTTGGCCTTCACTAACGTCTTTGTGCGCTCCGGCCAGATTCTTGCCAATCTTAGATTTCTCCTCGGCAATTTTAAGTTGCATCATCTGCTGTTGCATCTGCTGATCAGCCTGTCGTCTCTTATCCATATCACTCTGCTCGGCGACGTTATCAGGATTAACACCAAGAAGGTCAGCAGAGCTTCTACCAATCTTGTCAATATTAAGAATGTACTTAGCGTCGGAGAATCCACCTTCGATAAGGCCGGTAATGTATGTCGTCCAAGCATTTAAGCCGTTCATCTCCGCCGACCTTTGGGCTTTTGCAAGTGGAGAAAGATAAACAATACTCATATCCAAATTCTTCAATTCTTTTGGAGCGGGTGGGAACATTAACTGCCTATCAAGAACTGACCTTGTTCTAAAAAGATTAGGAGTAATGCCCTCGTCAAGAATATGACCAATGTAAGGGCTAATAAGGTTGAGGGCTTCTGCAAGTCTTTGTTGAACTTCTGGTATCGTCATCTGCTTCGTGACGTTCAATAAGTTCTCAAAGAGATTGACAAAAAGCCCCGCGTCTATAAGATCTTGTTCAAGTTTCATAACATCGACGGTGATAGGGATATTCCCCTCATTTTTCATTTGTGAGAACTGCTCAAGTTTAAACTTACTCGCATCATAATAATTCATAGCGGCAGGATTAAGATTTAATGGGGCAATCCAAAATTTATATGGTGAAGCATACGCAGGGTCGGATTGTTTCATAGAAACCCTAATAAGGGTACGTTTCTGAGCGTTTGCCAATTTTATAGAACCCAACACATTCATTACTGGACTATACGCATACGGACTTCCATCCATAGTATCTTTCCACCAACGGGCGGTAGAATACGGGTCTTCGACAAATCCACTCTCTTCAAATAAAAACTCGTCATCAATACCAATCCAAACAGAAAAATATTCCATATTTGAATTATCCATCTTGGCAACATCACGCATATATCGAGGGGCGACGTAATGAAGCAAATCAAATTCTTTATAATAATCTCCGTCCTTTAAAGCCGTTTTTATGGAAGCCGGAAGATTGTCTTTCCATCTTTCCATACATTGAACGGCGGTAAAACGAAAAGGTCTATACGTCTCATTGACATAGCCTTCGTCATCTTCAACAAGAACGGCGGACTCAACAGGTATTGACGTGTACCGAACTTTCTTCTTTGCGCTCGCTTCTGTTAATAATGTTGATACACCAAAAACCAAAATGTTAGGATAGAACTCCATCATGCTACGATTGAAATTAGAAGCGTTCATTACGTCATACTGAATATCATCGCACTCCCTAAAATATTTTTGCGCACGACCAGATTGCATATACTTGTCTTCAACTGTTCCTGATTGCCACCAACGGGTTGATGGATTTGTAAGATTGGAGTGGAAACCTGCGGATGATTTCATTACAGCGAGAGTCGCGCGCGAGTCATATAGGAAATTAAGATTTAATTCCTGTGCTTCTTTTTTTATCGTAGAAACCCAAGCCTTACGAGGCAAAGCAAAATTTGCGCAGTCCTGCCAGTACGATTCAAAGGTTCCCCGTTTTCCTTTATGATACTTAAAATTCCCTATAGCCTTCTTTACAAATTCTTGGTCTACCATACTATCTCCCCCGACTTGCGACTCGCATCGCTCTGGATGAAGCCCTGTTCGCTACTACTAAGTTATGTGCATATTCAGGCGGTACGGCTGGCCCGCGCGCCGCGTGAACGCCGGTTGTTTTGTTTTTAGCGGGTGAAACTTTAAAGTGCGCTTTAGTGTGAGACTTTCCAGTAACGTGTGATTTCATGAACTCCCCACTAACGAGATTGAACTAATGTCGCTTCCTAATATAATCCCCGAACCACCTGTTACGTTTGTCCCGCCACCTGCGGCTAATGCTGATCTCCTCTGTGCCGTCTGTGCTTCTGTGGCAGTTTGTTGAGCTGTTGCTGTGCTTGGGGCGGTAGGTTGGCCTGGAACAGAGGGGGTACTTGTCATAGCTGAAATTCCTTCTGCAAGACCGAATCCTGCTAAACCAACAACTCCTGCACCAACTAATTCTGTGCCTATTAAACCCGCTGCCCCCGCTAAGCTGGCTCCTAATACAGCCGCGCCTACTTCTGTGGCAATAGTGGCTACTGCAGCAACAACAGCTTCAACGATTCCAAACATATTAAGCCCCCTTCAATTCAAATCCGTCTTTCCATCCTAAAGATATTCCTTCATTGATAATCTGACATATAGGAACGGGATAAGCACGACCATCTCGACATAACATGAATACAGGTCGAGTACATAAATGATAATCCAAATTCTCAACTGTCGGCGCAGAACTTAAAGATACATTCATCCCGTTATCCATTTTCAGATACTGACAATAAATATTTGACGATTCAATGTCCCGAGATTCTATCGGCATCAAATCAGAAAACTTCTCAAAGAAC